AGATCATCGTGCGCATCGGCTCGCATACGGGCGTGCGTTGCGGCAACCTCCAAGCCACCTACAAGCCGACGACCCGCCAGGAATACGTCGTCAAAGCCACCACATACCGCAAATTCGCATTCAAATCCACCGAAGAAAAGGAGCAATAATCATGGGAGCAATCGCACAGCAGGCGCAGGGACAGCAGATGGTCGAAATGACGCCGAAACAAAATCTGAAAATGATGATGAAGAAAAGCTGGCCGCGCATCGCCAGCGTCGTCGGCAACAACATCAGCCCCGACCGCCTCTACCAGATGTGCGTGTCCGCGATCAACAAAACGCCAAAACTCGCGGAATGCTCGCCGCAAAGCGTGCTCTCCTGCTTCATGACCTGCAGCGCGCTCGGATTGGAACCGTCCAACGTGGACGGACTGGGCCGCGCCTACGTGCTGCCCTTCCGCAACAAGAAGACCGGAGGCATGGAGGCCACGTTCATCATGGGCTATCGCGGCATGATCGACCTGGCGCGCCGCAGCGGCCAGCTCGTGGACATCAGCGCCCGAGCCGTACACCAGGGAGACGAATTCTCCTACAGTTATGGTCTCAACGAGGATTTGCGCCACGTGCCATGCGCCAACCCCGGCGAACTGACCCACGTGTACATGGTCGCGCATTTCAAGGACGGTGGCCACTACTTCCTCGTTCTGAACCGTCAGGAGATCGAGCAGGCGAGGGCGCGCAGCAAGAGCGGTAATTTCGGCCCGTGGAAGACCGATTACGAGGCCATGGCGAAGAAGACCGCCATCCGTCGCGCGGCACCGTACCTGCCTTTGACCGTGCAGGCGCAGACCGCCGCCGCCAATGACGACACCACGCCCGATTACGGCGATGTGTTCCAGCCGGTGCTTGAGGATGACGGCACCGATGAAGCCGACGACGTGACCGCCGAAGTCCTGGAGCCGGACATGTCGGACACCGGCGCCGAGCCTGAGACGGAAGCAAAGGACGGTGAGTGATGGACGAGAAGATTCGCAAGTACCTGCAATGGCTGGACAGTAAGTGCGCCGAAGCTGAAAGAGCTAAGGAATTGTGCCTGGACTTCTCTTACGACGATGGGCGTGGGGACGCTTACGGCAGGGCAAAAGGTGAATTCATACACATCTTCGACGTGAAGGATGGTGAGTGATGGCCGGAGAGACCGTTATCACGATCGTCGGCAATCTGACCGCCGACCCGGAAACCCGCACGACTCAGAATGGTGGCACGGTCTGCAATTTCACCATCGCCAGCACGCCACGCCAATACAACAGCCAGTCCGGCCAGTGGGAGGACGGTCCAGCGTTGTTCCTCCGCTGCGCCGCTTGGCGTGACCTCGCCGCGCATTGCGCGCAGAGCCTGTCGAAGGGCATGCGCGTGATCGCGCAGGGACGGTTGCGGCAACACTCCTATCAAGCTCAGGATGGCTCCAACCGCATCGTGATCGAGATGCAGGTGGACGAGATCGGCCCGTCCCTGCGGTACGCGACCGCGCAGGTCACGCGCGCCGACAGCCAACGGGCCACGCGCCCCCAACCCACGGGACAACGGGCCGACTCGCCAGCGACCGACCCGTGGGCCGCCGACCGCGCCGCCGGTGGTGGCGCGACAGCGACTGACCCGTGGGCGGACGCGGACGGTGAATTCTGATGCGCGAATGGATCGAACCACCTGACGTGGAACCGGTCTGTCCGAGGCATGGGTGCGCGTTGTATCCGGCGCGCCCCATCCCATGCCCCGAATGCGAGATCGAAGCCGAGGAAGAGGAGGCCGACCATTATGAGCGAGATTGACATCGCGATCAGCAGGCAACTGTGGTGGACGCAGAACCTTCGAAGCCGCAGCTGGGCGGTGCCATACGCCAAGAAGAAGCGGGTCAAGGACGCCGCCCACATCACCTTCCGCAGTCTCATCAACGCCGGCAGACTCACGCGCCCGACATACTGGCCGGTGCACGTGACAGCCATCATCCACCCATTGACACACGGACGGTTCGACCCCGAGAACGCGGCCCCCATGGTCAAGGCGATACTCGACGGCATCACCCAGTCAGGCTACTGGCCCGACGACAACGCCATATACGTGACAGGCCCCGACTACCGGCTCGGCCAGCCCAGCACGCAGAAGGGCGTCTACCACATCACCATAAGAATCGAAGAAAAGGAACACTAGCCATGGCCACGAACGTCACCGAGAAAGACAAGGCCCTGCAGGAAGTCATCGACTTTCTGGAAAAAGAGTGGGACGCAGCTAATAACGCTTCTGATAATCCAGACAAAGGAGTGCTGAAGTACAACTTTTACGACGGAATGACGACGGCTTACGAGCATGTAATCAATTACTGCCGTCACCTGCTTGGCTATTCCGGCTCCATGCCGTCCGAGGTGCCGAATCAAAGCGAGGACACGAAAAAGAGCAGTGTGTCAGAACTCCTCCCGCATGACATGGGTCTGCGCGTGGAACTTGATACGAACGAAACATACTACCTGAAAAGCGGGTGGGCGGAACGCTGTGACGGGATTTATGGGCTTGCTTGCGGATACGTGCATTATGCCGAAGGCATTACGTGGTTTAAAGATCCGGCTCGCATCGCGATCATGAACAGCCACGTGAAGCTGGCAGTCCCATTCGATGAACATGAAACCGAAACCACCAAGCAAAGCGAGGACGCGAAATGACGATTGACGAACTGCATGATTACTGCCGTTACCTCTTCGACGAGAACCATGTGCATGGCGTGCCTGACAAGTGGAGCGAAGGCTACGAGTTCGCGCTCAGCCTTGTCATGTTCAAGTGCCATGAGGGATTAACAGACGAAGACCGTCAGAGAATCGCCGACTGGCGTGAAAAACATTGGAAGGACACGAAATGAGCGCAGCGGAAACCGATGAAAAAACACTGCCTATGACTGATACGCACTATGCAGTCAGCATCAGGAGAATCTACGACGCGCATACCGACATGCTCAAGGGGTACAAGCTGATCCTCTGGGAAATGCAGGAAAAAGCCCGGATAGCTGTAGCGGCACGCGACTATCCGACCGGAATGCTCGAACCGATACCGCAACAAACGTTGGATGATGCTGACACGTTAGCACGCATATTCCAATGCAAGAACTACAGGAACGACGAAACGGAGATGTGGGAATGAGTATCGCGGATGATGAAGCTGAGAAGGCGTATCCGACCCGCCACTGGGATGGAACGCATGTCAAGGAACAGTTTTGCTGCGACACGGACGATTTGCAGGAAGCATACCTGCGCGGTCGCAACGCGCCACCCACGAATGCCGAGATAGAGGCCGTGGCGAAAAGACTGTGCTACCTCTCACAACCGCCACTCTGGTTCCCGACCGAGCCGCCAGCCGAACAAGAGAAGAACCTATGGCGGAACATGGGCATGTGCGACGCGCAAGACGAATGGCTTGACAAGGCACGAGACCTGCTCGAAACCGCACGGAAGGCGGTAAACGAATGAGCAAGACGATCAAGTATGTGGAATGCGCCCACTGCGGCGAGACCGTCGGCACATATTACGTGACATGCCCCTACTGCGGGTACAAGCTGGCCATGCGCAGGCCGACAACTGGCATGGACCCGCTGTATGGCATGACCGACGACGAATTCTACCGAGGGCTCGGGAGCATGTGATGGCCGAACAAGGAAGGAAACGAGACTAAAAATGAGCGATTTCACTGGTGCCGGTGGCGCAGCTTACATGTCAAACCGCATGAATTGGGAGACTCCACAGGAATTGTTTGACCAGCTCGACGCGGAGTTTCACTTCACGTTAGACGCGGCTAGCAGCGCAACGAACCACAAGTGCCAGAAATACTATACAGCCGAAGACAGCGCATTTGATCATGAGTGGGGGGGGGGAGACGGTATTCTGCAATCCTCCATACGGCAAGGCAATCGCGGAATGGGTGCGCAAATGCAGCGCAGAAGCCAGCCGCAAAGACACCCTCGTCGTCATGCTCCTGCCCGCTCGCACCGACACACGCTGGTTCCAACAATTCATTCTCAACCGTGCGGAGGTCAGGTTCCTCAAAGGCCGACTCCGGTTCGAGACGAACGGCATACCGGGCGGCCCGGCGCCATTCCCCAGCATGATCGTCGTAATGCGCACCGGAGAAAGATGAAGGAAGGAGAGAGATAAATGGCTAGGCGCGGGTACGTGCAATTGTCGAACGGCTTCTACCTGAACCGGAAGGTGCGCCGTCTACGCCGCACCATGCCCTCTGCCATCAGCGCATTCGTCGTCATGCTTTCCTACTGCGGTGACAATCTCACGGACGGTTATGTGGACGAGGACACCGCCGAGTTCGTGCTCGACATCACCGTGCAGGAGCTTGACGCATTGCAGCAGGTCGGATTGATCGAGAGCGTGGATGGCGGCTATGTCATCCACGATTATCTTGAGCACAACCGGAGCCGTCAGCAGGTCATGGCCAAACGCAAGCGTGAGCGCGAACGGTATTCTGCCGAAAGTCTGCCGGCAGAAAGTGCGCAGACTGCCGGCAGAATCGAAACAGAATCGGGACAAACACCAGAACACCAGAACACCAGAACACCAAAGAAAGAGAAAGAAGAATATTCTTCTTCTTTCTCCAAAGAAACCGGCGTGAAGGATTTCGGCGAATCGCGGGAGTGCGTCGAAACCGACAAGACACTGGCCGTGGAATATCCGAACCTCGACCTCGAATCCGCATGGCTCGCATTCGCAGGCCGCCACCAACACGAAACACGCACCATTAACGACTGGACACGCCAATGGAAAGGCTGGTGCCAACGCCGCGCCAACATGAGCGGCATCCCACCCTCGAAACGCCACATACACACGTGGCAATGCGAACACGTCCTGCAAGCGCTCGGACGCGACAAGGAAACCGCCCAACCAGACGAAACAGCATGCACGCTCGCCGCCGAACTCAACCGGAAGGAAAAACCATGCCCACGAACATAACCCAGAAAAACAAAACCCTGCACGAAATCATCGACTGGTGCACCGACCTCGCCAACGAGCTTTGCGACGCACCGGACGGCGACTTCTACGCCAACATCAACGCCAACCTCATAAAGGCAGACACACTGGCGATGGTCATACGCCATTGCCAGCACATGCTCGACCATCCCGACACCATGCCGGACGAGACACCGAACCAAAGCAAGGACACGAAATGAGAAACGACGAACCGAAAACCATGTACAGCCATGAACGATTGGAACACGAGCGCCGCAAGGCATGGAGCGAAGGCTATGCCGCCGGTTGGAAAGACCAGGAATGCGACTTCCCGCAATATACAAGCGAAAACCCATACAAGGAGACCGTCAAAATCGAAAAGGAAGGAAAGTAATCATGGAACACATCGTGCAGTTCGCCATCGGCATCGACGACAAGGCCATTCAGAACCGCATCGAGGAACACGCCTACAGTGACGTGCTCGACAAGCTCACCAAAAACGCCGTGGACAGTGTTTTCGCGCACACCAACGCGTATTCGCGGGAAAACATGTGGAATGGATTGCTGGGGGCCGCTTTGCAAAGCTTCCTCGAAGAACGCAAGGACGAGATCATCGACAAGGCCGCGAACATGCTCGCCGACCGGTTCCAACGAACGAAGAAATATCGGGAAGCCATGGGCGCTGTCATCGAAAAGGACGGTGAATGATGGACGGCATTGGCACGTTGGACACAAGCATCTGGTCCGGCTACATCGTCCGCCCGAAGGGTGATATGAGACTGTATACATGCCGAGTGTACGAAACGCTCCAAGAGGCATCGGATGTGGCGCAGGAGCGCGCCGACTCCCGCCACAGGCCATACGAGGTGCGCGTAACCTGCGATACTTCGCAGCGAATCATCAAGACCTTCAAACCAAGGAAAAGCAAATGAAGAAAATACTCGAAAACATGATCATCAAATGGCATCGAGCCGGATACACGCTCGACGAGATCGCGCCACTCGTGCCGCAAGTGCCCAAAGCCGCAATCGCGGCCATCATCCACCAGCACGACAAGGAGACCAGACTTTGACCGACTGCCAGCACTGCCACAAGCCCACGAAGCAGGCGGACAATCCACTCTGCCAGCACTGCCGCGAAGACTACTGGCAGCTCATCCACCAACTCGGACACACCCAACTACCAACCCTGCGAAGCATCATGCTCCGACAAGCCCACATCGGAACCCCGGAACACACGCCAAACCGAGGAAACGCGCCACTCCCGATCGACACCCGCGCACAAGACCTCATCGAAGAATCGGAAGCATGGCTCGCCGAACAAGCAGGCAAAATCAGAGCGGCATACGCTGGATACGACTGGCGGAAAGCATGGTTCGCCATCATCAGCAACAAACACACCATATTGACGATGAACACCGCAGCAGACGACTACGCCGCCCTGGAACACATCACCAGACGCAACGAACAAGCCCTGACACCGGAAGACGAGCTCATAATCCTCGGCACCTGCCCAAACTGCCACAGCATGCTCACCGGCACGCCAGAAGCCGAATCAGCCACATGCCCAGACTGCCACAGCGAATGGGCGGCACCAGCAATCAAAGCAGCCCGAGACGAAAGACTATGGCAAGTGCAAATCACCGGCACACCCAGCGATGCAGCCAAGGAGTTGAAACGATACGGCCTGACCATATCACGCAACCTCATCAGCCAATGGCTCAAACGCGGCAAACTCCACGCCACGCCGACGGAACACAAGCGGCAGTACATGTTCAACCTAGGCGAGCTGGCCGCACTACTTGACTGTCACCGTTGAAATGCTATACTGTCGTATGTTCGTAGAATGGTTCAGCCGGAAACGGTTGGACCATTATTCATATCCAGCTTCGATAGCTCAACAGCAGAGCAGGCGGAATAGCGCAAATACCAACGGTCGGACCCCAACCAACCATGGCACCACACCGCACACAACCATGATGACAACAACGCATTCCACCCACGCCGGTCCGACTCCGGCACGAAGCACCAAGGCGGTGACCACATGCCAAGAGTCCGCAAGACCACACGCCAATTCGAAAAAGACAAGGCCGCATTCTTCAACCAATGCAAAGCACGGCATGCGGTCTGTTGGCTCTGCGGAATGCCAATCGACTACACCGCCGAAAAGAACACGAGCGACGAATCATACAATCTTGACCACCTCTACCCAGTCAGCAAACACGCCGAACTCCAGTTCGACCCAGCAGGCTTCCGCCCAAGCCACACCAGCTGCAATAGACTCCGAGGCAACCAAGACCCACCAACACCAATCGGAACACTCTCAAGACAATGGATAACAACAGCATGAGCAAGGAGGCAATGATGCCACAGCAGCCAGTCACACTAGAGCTCATCGCCACAATCAGTGACAAGACATTCCCAATCGGCTCATTCACCGTCAACATCCCGATCAACGTCACCCACAACGAAGTCAACACCTACAAAGTCGGAGCCACATACACCACACTCATCAGACCCAAGCCACCAAGCACAGACGAACTCATCACACGATTCACAAACGCAATCAAAGCATTCAAAACAGCATTCGAAACCAACCCCGACGAGGTAGGGGCGGTGAAATCCTGAAAACAGAGCAACCACGCAACACTGCCCGCGTGGTTGCTCTTCCTCTCCCCGATGATGTTTTTTGTTGATGGGTCGCGCGTGAAGGAGGCTTTATGGCAGTTAAGAAGGGTGTTTCCGAGCGTCGTTTCCCGCATGAGTCCGTGGCTGATGCGTTGGAGAGGTCTTTGCGTAATGCGAAGTCGTTGCGTGCCGAGAATGCGGCTGTCGTGGCCGCTGCGCGTATCCTTGCCAACCGGATTGATTCGATTTGCGAGACTGGTTTCATTGACGAGAACGGGAAATTGGACAATGTGTCGGTTCCGACGTTTTTGAAATACTGCCAGTCGCTTGGTTTGACGGTGGATGTTCCGGCTAAGGTTGGTCGGCCTGCGAAGCCGAAGGCCGAGGCGAAGCAGGAGAAGCCGAAGAGCGACAAGGTTGTGCAGATGGCGGATTTCATGAAGCGTTTCGGCTAGGAGGCGGTGTCTGATGGCGGCGGAGAATCTCACGGTTTTCGGTGCCATCGACGATGAGAGGCATGGTGTGACCTTGCCGCGTATCTTCACGCCGCCGCTCAGGCCGTTGACCAAGGAGACCTCGAATGGTTTCGCGGTGATCGCGTTCGCGGAGATCATGCTGCATGTGCATCTCTACCCGTGGCAGCAGTGGCTGCTCGTCCATGCGCTCGAACTGCTGGAGGATGGTTCGTATCGTTTCCGCAAGGTGATTGTGCTTGTCGCCCGCCAGAATGGCAAGACCACGCTCATGGGCGTGCTGGCCGCATGGTGGCTGTTCGTCGATTCCAACAAGCATCCCGACCGGGTTCCGCCCGTCAAATTCCTCGTGGTCGGTGCTGCGCAGACGTTGGACAATGCGAAGGGCCCGTACAATCAGGTCAAGGAGTGGTGCAATCCTCAGCCTTCTACCGATGAGGAAGCGGATCTGGTGATTCCGGATCTTGCCGCGATGACGCAGAAATTCGTCAACACTAACGGCGAGGAAGCGATCATCACCCGCTCGAAAGCCCGGTATATCGTCCGCGCCGATAAGAACATTCGAGCGAAATCGGCCGCCCGTGTCGTGTTCGACGAGCTGCGTGAGCAGCATAATGATGATGGCTGGAATGCCGTCAGCCAGACCACGAAGGCCGTGTGGTCGAGCCAGTTGTGGGGCATTTCCAATGCTGGCGACTACAGGTCTGTGGCGTTGCGCAAGCAGGTGGACAAGGGGCGCAAGCTTGTAGACGAGTGGACGCGCCTGAGCGCCGACGGTGGAAATCCGGCCGACGTGTTCACGTCCGGCGAGCAGGACGGATCGTTCGGCTATTTCGAGTGGTCTGCGCCTGACAAGTGTCCGGTGGATGATGCCGACGCCATCCGGCATGCGAATCCGTCGCTCGGCTATGGGCCGATGACCGTCATGTCGGTTCGGTCCGACATTGACGGCATGACCGAGGCCGCGTTCCGCACCGAGGTCCTGTGCCAGTGGGTCACGGCTGACATCATTCCTTTCATCGGTCCGAAAATGTGGGCCAGTGGCATCGACTCGCGTTCCACGATCCCTGACGGTAATCGTGTCGTCCTGTCCGTGGACACGTCTGCCGACCGTAAGACCACGTATGTGGCCGCCGCCGGAATTCGTGCGGACGGTTTGCCGCACGTGGAGCTGATAGCCCGCCGTGACGGCATGCTGTGGGTGCCGCATTATCTCGACCTTTTGCAGGAGCGTTGGCCGCATATCACGGAGATCGCCGTGCAGGGCAAGGGTTGTCCGGCAGTGGACTTCATCGACCCGCTGACCGAAAAAGGGTGGACGGTGCATCTCATCGAAGGATTCCGGCTGGGCGCGTGCTGCGGGCGTTTCCACGACCGTGTGCGTGAGGGCAAGCTGCGGCATCTCCCGCAGCCTGCAGTCGAACAGCAGGTGAGTGTGGCCGTGTCCCGAAGGCTCGGCGAGGTCGAGGTGTGGGACCGCACCAAGTCCGCATTGCAGATTTCCGGCTTGGTCGCCGAATCGCAGGCATTGTATGCGTTGGAGACAATGCAGGCCGGAGCCGAGACACCGAAATACGCGCCGAGCGTCGGCGTAAGGGTTAGATTCTGATTTTCCAAGAGAGGAGAGTGAATGGGTTTCCTTGACAGGCTCCTCAGCAATAACGCCGCAACCGTGGGCATGAAGATGGCCGAGGCCGTCGAGCATCCCATGCCGGCCACGAGCATCCCGCTCGTCAACGGTGATTGCTGGCCGTCCGACATGGACTTCTACGGGGACGCTTCCGGCATCTACTGCCGTGAGTACGCGGTGCGTGTCGTGATCGACTTCATCACCCGCAATATCGCCTCGCTGCCATTCAAGGTGTATCGAAAGAACGCTGATGGTGACTCCGAGGAGGTCACCAGTGGAGCGTTGGCCGACCTGATGAAGCGTCCTTCGCCATTGCCGGGCATGACGCGCTATCGGTTCCTTAGCATGCTGCTTCGTGACATGCTGCTCGATGACCGGTGGCTTTGCCTGCTTGGTGTGAATGGTGGCCGTTTCGCGCTCCGTCGCATACCATCCGACTGCTATCAGCTGGCTGGTAACGCTTTCGGCGAGATTACCGGCGTGAATCTGCTGACGATGGACAGTCAGCAGGCCATGCATTTCGATTTGCCGGATCCGCGCGTGCATTTGGATGTCGGCTTTATTTCCGGCCTCCAGTATGGCGATAGTGTGACCAACGTGCTTCGGCCATTATTGGCCGAGGCGAAGGCCATGGCGTCCTACCGGCGCAGTATCGCCAAGAATGGCATGCAAGCCGGTGGCTACGTGTATCGACCGAAGGAGATGCCGTGGCTGTCGCAGGAGGACTACGACGAATTCACCAACGCATTGCGTAACTTCATCCAGAATGGCGGACGTGAGGGTGGTTGGCCTGTCCTGAAGGACGGCATGGAGATGCGCCCGCTGGACAATGTGTTCAAGCCGGTGGATGTGAACGATCTGGAGGCGCGTGACCGCATCAACATCGCGGTATGCAACGCCTTCCAAATCTCGCCGGAGAACATCGGATTCCGAACCGGCACGAATTCCAATATCAGCGCCTACAAGGAGAAGCTCTGGAACGTGGAGCTCATGCCGTACATCGTCGCTCTCGAAGAAGCCTTGAATCTCAGCCTTCCAGAGGCTGTGGGCGAGCCGGACTGCTATATCAGGGCGAACGTGGACGCGAAACTCCGTGGCACCACTTACGAACAGTATCAGGCGCTCAGCACTGCTACCGGCAGGCCTTTCATGACCACGAATCAGGCACGCAAGATTCTCGACTGGCCTCGCGTTCCTGGCGGCGACCAGCTCATCACGCCGTTGAACGTCAGCGAGGGTGGCCAGCCCAGTCCGCAGGACGGCGGCAGGACGCAGAACGCGCAGGAGAACAATCCAGTCAACGGCGAGGACGCTAAGGCCATGCTCGCCGAATTCAAACGGCTTTACCGGTATGACGCGCAATTCCACGCCGAGTGGAACGCGCTCACCAAGGAGGAGACATCATGAGGCTTGATTTCAAGGGCTTCGAACTGAAATCCCTCGACGATAGCCAAGGCGAGGGCGTGTTCAGCGGCTACGCCTCGACGTGGGACAAGGATTTGTACGATGACGTGATCGTCAAGGGGGCCTTCGCGGGCACACTGGAGAATGATTACGCCGGCACGGGCGCGGGCATCCCGATCCACTGGCAGCACAAGGACGACAAGCCCACCGACATCATCGGCGAGACGTTGAGCGCGGTGGAGGACGAGCATGGCCTGCTGGTCACGGCCCGCCTCGACCTTGACCTGCCGGAAGGCAAGCGCGCGTATGAGCTTCTGCAGCGTGGACTCATCCATCAGATGAGCATCGGCTTCCTCGCCGAGGAGACCGCGTTCGTGCAGGACGGCAAGAGCTCGTGGGACGGATACCGTGAGATTCGCCAGCTGAAACTGTTCGAGATTTCCCTTGTGCAGGTGGCCGCGAATCAGGGCGCGGAGGTGCTTGAAGTGAAGAGCGGACGTGCGATCAGCGCTTCGAACGAAAGCAAGCTCCGCGCGGCGCTCGACAGTCTGCATGAGGTGCTTGACGGCATCGACTCCGACAACAGGAAGCCGGACGATGACGCAACCGACGATTCCACGGATGATTCCAGCGATCAGCCAGACGATTCCACGGATGACCCGAAGAGGAAAGACCAGAAAAGCTTTGACCCGCAGTGGGCCAAGGAATACCAAACCATCAGCGACTTCTTCTCGCTGCAAAATTAACCGAAAGGAGCGCCATGAACCTCATGGACAAGCTCGCCGCCGAGAAGAAGGCGGCACAGTCCATCCTCGCCAAGGGAATGGATAACATCACCGAAAAGGAGCAGGAGGAGCTGAAGCAGCGTTACGCCGAGGCGAAGAAGCTGCAGGAACGCATCGACCTGTTCAAGGAGGCCGGCGAAGGACTCGACAAGCTCGCCGGCACGTCCAAGACCGAACACAAGGGCGTCGAGGCGCAGACCCTCGGCGACTTCTACGTCAAGTCCCTGAAGGAAAAGGGGTTGAGCGTGCTCGCCACCAAGGGAGGCCTGTTCTCCACTCCGGAATTCAAGGCCGCTTCCGACACTCAGGCCACAGGCGGAGCGTCCGGAGCCTACGCGCCGTTCCTCACCCAGACCGACCAGAACGGCGTATGGCCGTACGAGCGTCCGCTCGTCATCGCCGACCTGTTCGCGTCCGGCACCATGAGCGGCACCACCATCAAATACCCGGTCTACGGCGCGTTCGAAGGCAACGCCACCACCGTCGCCGAGGGCGGGCAGAAGCCGCAGATCCACCTTCCGGACCCGACTTGGGTGTCCGACAGCCTGCACGAGATCGCCGCATGGTGGAAGATCACCGACGACATGGCCGACGACCTGCCGTTCGTCGTGTCCGAGATCAACCAGCACGCCCAATACAATCTGAAGCTGCAGGAGGAGATTCAGCTCCTGTCCGGCAACGGCACCGACCCGAATCTCAGGGGCATTCTGAACCGCGAAATCCAGACCAAGGCGCAGGCCAACGATTCCGACCCCGACCGCATCTTCGCGGCCACCACGGATATCGCCACCGCGACCGGCTTCTCCGCCGACGCCGTGGTCATCAACCCTGCCGACTATCAGACAATCCGCCTGTCCAAGGATGCGAACGGCCAGTATTTCGGCGGTGGCTTCTTCGCCGGACAGTACGGCAACGGCGGCATCATGCAGAACCCGCCGCTGTGGGGACTGCGCACCGTGGTCACCGAGGCGATGACCAAGGGAACCGTGCTCGTCGGCGCGTTCAAGGCAGGCGGCACCATCTACCGCAAGGGCGGTCTGACCGTCGAATCCACCAACAGCCACGAAAACGACTTCACCAACGACAAGATCACGTTCCGAGTCAAGGAACGCCTCGCCCTGCAGGTCAAGTACCCCAAGGCTTTCGTCAAGGTGTCCCTCGGCAAGGCCGGAAAGTGAGGCGAGCCGTGAAGCAGTATCGGCTGGCCGACGCATCCAAGGCCAAGGTGGACGCTTCGACGTACATCGAGGACGTGCTCTTCGTGGACGGCAACGACAATCCGGTGAACGTCACCGGCGGCGCCACTGCCACTCCGTATGTGCTTCCCGCCGCCGCCGAGAACACTCTTGGTGGCGTGAAGCTGGCGAATGTCACGATCTCCGGCACTGCGAACGCCTCCGTCGCGGCTGCGGCTTCCACCGCCCCGACGAAGGCGGAGTACGACGCGCTCGTGACCGCGTACAACGATTTGGCGAGGCGTGTCAATGCGCTTGTGGCTGGTCTTGTGGCTGCTGGCAGTGTGAAGACGAGCTGAGATTGGAGGTCGGCATGAGTGATGAAGCGAATGTGGTTCCTGACATGATTGCCGACCCTTCGGCCTTCGAGGATGACGCGCAGTTTCGGCTCAGGGCCGCGCAGGCGGCCATCCGCCGCGAATGTGGCTGGCATGTCATGCCGAACGCGGCATTGGCGGGAACGCTGAATACTCGCGGCGGCACGGTGATTCGGCTGCCTGCACGTCATGTGACGAGCATCGAATCATTGACCGACCGTCAGGGCAATCCACTGGCTTACGCCTATGACCCGGAGACGGGTCTTGTGGAGTCGCTTTCCGGTGGCTTCCCGGTCGGTGTCGCGGCCATCCATTATTCAATCCATGCCGGATACAATGAGGCGCCGGACGTGCAGCAGGTGCTCATCAGCGCCGCGAAGCGTGCCGGCATGAGCCCGATCGGACTCGTCAAATCCCAGTCCACCAACGGGTCCAGCGCGTCATACGATGCGGTGTCGCTCATGCAGGAGGAGAAGGACAAGCTCAAACCCTACCGGCTTGGAGGATTGCCATGAGCCTGCTTGACGATCTGAATGCCGGTGGCGGCGTTTTCGGCATGGCTGGTGCCACGCGCTTCATGCGACTGCGCGCCAAACGCAAGGCCAACCCGTACAATCCGGCGCAGAACGAGCCGGACTGGAGCGTGCCTCCGGACGAGCTCACCATCATGGGCGCGCTCTCATCCAGCTCCAGCATGCGCACGCCGGACACGCTCGACACGCAGACCGCATCCACGGCGTACCTCACCATCCCGGATCCGACAGCCGACGTGAAAATCGGCGACCGGATCCGCGCAGACCCCGACGACGGACGCTTGTGGGAAGTCGACGGATTCCCTTCTAAGGACGCGAACGCGTTCACTGGCTGGCGTCCGACCTTGGAATGCCGTCTGACGGAAAGAAAGGGCTGAACAAATGGCGAAAAGCAGGATATCGGTCGACTTCAATCCGAAGTTCTTCGACGAGATTCTCAACAGCGCCGGGGTCAAGGCGCTCACCACGCTGGCCGCGAACAGGGCACTCGCCTACGCGAAGGCGTCCGCGCCGGTCGAAACAGGCGCATACCGCGACGGCCTTGGAATCGAGGAGGTCAAAAGGGAGCACCGAACGACCGTCATGGTCGTCGGCCACGACCCGAAGACCCTGCTCGTGGAGGCGCAGACCGGCAATCTGGCCAAGTCTTTGAGGAAGGCGAGGGTCTGATGGCAAGCGTCATCCCACCCGATCTCGAGCTTTTCCTCACCGGCTGGCTGCGCTCCAATATCACGGACGTCGCGGGCCTGCAGGTCGGAAACCGCATCCCGGACGATTACGACGGCTCCTATCCGCTCGTGGTCGTGCGTGATGACGGCGGCACGCAATCCGCCGACCGCGTGACGTTCGACAGGTCGATAGGCGTCAACGTGCTCGGATGGACGCGCAACGACACGAAACCATGCCGCGATCTGGCGGCCTGCGTGTACGGCGTGCTGACCGGCGAGCCCGGCATCCTCATCGGATTTGCCGAAGGCAGCCGCATCTGCGCCGTCGTGTCTGACGGCTGCAACGGCCCGTACCCGGTCGGCGAGGACGCGGCATGGTGCCGCTACTACATGACCGTCGAATATTCGACGGCCGGAATCAGACAACCATAAGGAAGGAATCACCATGGCCAAAGACAGTCAGGGCATGGATCTGGGACAGGTGGAGGCGCTCGTCACCGCAGCCATCATGATCGTCCCGTACGCCACAGAAAACAAAATCACGCCGGAAATGATCGCACCCAGCAAGGCGACGACGGAACTTCCGGCCGCATACAATCGGTCGACCGCATGCATCGGACTCGTCAAGTCCGACGGCGGCAATCAGGATTCGCGCGACGGCGACGATCCCATCGAGTTTTTGCAGGACGGGTACAAGAAGCGGCCGCTGGCGACCAGCCTCACGCAGACTTTCAGCCCGGCCGAAAACAATGCGCTGACCCGCAAGATCACCATCGGCGAGCCGGACTCCAATGGCGTCTACCACGTGGCCGACATCATCCAGGATGCGAAATGGATGGCGTACGAGGAGGAGACGTTCGACACCGGGCGTGTCCACCGTCGCGCCGGCGTCATGCAGATTAACGACAACAAACCTGACCAGCAGGAGCGTGGCTCGGCCACCGGCCGCGAGCTCACCGTCGAATGGATGAAGGACCCGCTGTACGTGGATCCTGCGCATCCGAACACGCGCTGGATCGAAAGCTGGTACGACCCAAAAGCGTGACGGCGGTGGCCGTGACTTCGGCTGACGGCAATACGAGGCCGTCGGTCGTCCAAGGCGCGAAGCTCGCGCTCAAGGCCGTCGCCACCCATGTGGACAAGACCACCGTGGACGTGACCGGACAGGCCATGTTCACATCCAAGGATGCAGGCGTGGCGACCGTCGATGGCGGCACGCTCACCGCCGTCAAGGCCGGGAGCGCGAGGATCAACGCCACGTATGGCGGCGTGACCTCACCCGATCTGACGGTCACTGTCACCGCACGCGCCGCCTGACCGGCGGACGAAAATCTTCCCGGACCGCCTATCTCGCCTGTCTGCGCGGTCCGGGAACCCTTTTTACCGCAGGCAGGCGAAAAGCAGATAGGACAAGACAATGACTTCCACTTCCACCGACTTCAAGCCGACCGTCGAGGATTTCGACCAGTGGACGGAAGAAAACGACGAGGAGGCGTTCGCCTCCATCGCACAAAATTACAAGGTGCGCCACATCATCAAGGGCGATGTGTATTGGGCGCTCGTGCCCGGCGGACGCACGTACAAGCTCCCATTGTCGATGAGCATCGACGATTTCACCAGACTGTCGAACACGTCCGATGACACGGAAAGCGTCGAACAGCTCAAACGCATTCTGAGCGCTTTCGCCGGAGACAAACAGGCGAAAGCGCTGAACGGCGAACCGGTGCAGGTCGTGTTCAACCTCCTGTCCGACTATGGCGACGCGGTGGTGCGCTCGCAGGGAGCCTCACTGGGAAAATCCAATGGTTCTCCCGCCAGCTCGCCGACCACGGGAGCGTGATCCGAGCCGATTTCACGACGCATGGGTGGAGTCTGCAGGCCGATCTTGGCGGCAGGCTCCGCTACGGCGACGCGATAGCGCTCCTCGAGCAGCTCATCGGCGATCCGTCGACCTACACGGGCGCGGAGCTCAACGGCTTGGATTATCCGGCCCGGTGGGGTGAGATACCGGTCGTCTACGCGCTTGGCAGCGACGAGTATCCTAAACCTTTCGATTCTCTTGCGAAACGATTGCGGGCGGACAGGGAGAAGGCCGAGCGTGAGCGGCTGCGCGAACAGACCAAGGGCATGAGCCCGGTGTTCCAGACGCTCTACGAGGACTGATTTTTTGGACAAAACTGAATAGTGGAGGTGCCGCATGGCGTTCGGCAGCGAACTCGGTTCCGCGCACATCAGCGTTTTCCCCTCGATGAGGGGTTTCCGCAGCGCGGTCAACAAGGAGGTCGGCGCGAGTGGCAAGGCCGCGTCGAAGACCTTCGATTCGAGCATGGACGGCGGCAAAAGCGGTGGACTGTTCGGACGCGCGTTCAAAAACGGTTTCAAGCAGTCGGCGAACGATTTCAGCGCGGACGTGTTGAAATCCTATGAGCGTGACGTGGCGAAATCCACGGCCGCATACCGTCAGTCCATGCTCCAGCAGGAGGCGGCGGCGAATCAGGTGCGTGCCGCCGAGGAGAGCGTCGCCAATGCCATAGCCAAGCATGGTGAGGGCAGCACGCAGGCCGAGGCCGCGACCATCAGGCTCGAACAGGCGCGGCTGAGACTGTCCACCATGACCGACCGGGCGACGCAGGCCGAGAACCGGTTGAAGGATGCGCAGAAGGCGCTCAAGGACGCTCAGGACAATCTCGCCGCCAGCAGCGAGAAGACAGCCGGTTCGCTCGGAGCGGCGTTCAGAAACCTCGGCAGGGCGATGGCTGCCCCGGCGTTGGGTGCGATCGAGAAAGTGCGCGCCGGCTGGGCGAACGCCGACATGGCCATGCTCGACGGGGCGGGCGTGTTCGGCAAGATCGGCGGCATCGCCCGCAGCGCGTTCGATCAGGTCGCCTCGAAGGCGTCCGCGTTGGGAGGCAAGGTCGCCAGCCCCTTCAAACAGGGCGCGGCCATCGCCCGACAGTTCGGCGACGACCTGTCCTACGGGCTCGGCCAGCGCATCAGCGGCATCGCCGCGAAGATTCCTGCACCATTTAAGAATGCCGTGGGCAGCATAGGCGGTTATTTCCGCAACGTCGGATCGGCGGCGAGCGGAGTGTTCTCAGGCCTGTTCGGCGTCGCCAGCTCCGTGGCCTCACGGATGGCCGGAGCGTTGAAGGGCGGAGCCGACATTGCGTGGAGCGCGATCAGCTCCATGTCGGGCAAGGCCGTCGGCGCGTTGAAGGGCGTCGCCACGGTCGGACTGGCTGGCGTAGGCACCGCCGTCGCTGCTTTGGCAGGAGTCGGCAAGAGCGCTCTCGACGCATACGCGACCTATGAGCAGGCCGTCGGCGGCGTGGACACGCTGTTCAAGGGCGCTTCTGGCACCGTGCAGAAGTACGCGGCGGAAGCGTACCGGACAGCCGGAGTGAGCGCCAACGAGTATATGACGCAGGTCACGAGCTTTTCCGCCTCGCTGATCAGCTCACTCGGCGGCGACACCGCGAAGGCGGCGGAACTCGGCAACACCGCCATGATCGACATGTCGGACAACGCCAACAAGATGGGCACCGACATCGAGTCCATCCAACAGACCTACCAGTCTCTGGCGCGCGGCAACTACGCCATGCTCGACAACCTGAAGCTCGGCTACGGCGGTACCAAATCCGAGATGGAGCGTCTGATCCAGGACGCGAACAAGGTCAAGCAGGCGAACGGGGAGATGGGCGACCTGTCCATCGACAAGTTCTCCGACGTGGTGCAGGCCATCCACATCATGCAGGAGCAGATGGGCATCAGCGGCACCACCGCCAAGGAGGCCGCGACAACCATCGAGGGCTCCGTCGGCATGATGAAGGCCGCATGGCAGAACTGGCTGGCGGAACTCGGCAAGGACAATGCCGACATCAACGGATTGACCACCCAACTGGTCGATTCCGTGAGCACAGTCATCCAGAACGTGGGTCCACGCATCGCGCAGATCATCACCGGCATCACCGCCGCACTGCCGCAACTGTTCTCATCTTTGGGGAGCACGCTGCCGGCGTTGGTCATGCAGATACTGCCGCCGGTGCTCGGCGCGTTGGGACAGCTCGGCACAATGCTGCTGACCAGCGCGACCACATGGATCTCGACGAGCCTGCCCAAGCTGCTCACCAAGTTCCAATCGTGGGTCACGTCGAGACTGCCGTCGTTCCTGCAAACCGGATTGACGATGATAACGAACCTCTTGCAGGGCATCGTGCAGGCATTGCCTCAGATCGCATCCACGGCTGTCATCGTGCTGACGACGCTGCTGGCCGGATTGTCCGCCCAATTGCCGCAGCTCATCCCCATCGGCATCAACGCCGTCCTCAACCTCGTGCAAGGCATCCTCAACAACCTGCCGCAAATCATCGACAGCGGCCTGAAGCTCATCCTCGGACTGGCGCAGGGCCTCATCAACGCCCTGCCCGACCTAAACGGCAAGGTCCCGATCCTCATCGGCCAGCTTGTCGGTGGCATCATCAATCGTCTCCCGCAGATCCTGCAGGCTGGCGTACAGCTGCTCGGCGCACTTGCCAACGGCTTCATAGCGTCGGTGCCAAGGCTTATCGGTGCCATTCCCGGCATGATCGGACAGATCATGAGCGGGTTCACGTCGGTTAACTGGGGGAGTGTCGGTATGAATATCATCACCGGCATCGCGACCGGCATCGCAGGCGCGGCAGGCAGACTCGTGACCGCCGCTGTCAATGCGGCCGATAACGCCTTGAATTGGGTGAAACGCAAGCTTGGCATCCATTCACCGTCGCGAGTGTTCCGCGATCAGGTCGGCGAGATGATAGGCGAGGGCATGGCCGTCGGCATCGACGAGAGCGCTTCGAAGGTGAGGAAGGCGGCTGGAAGGCTGACTGGCATCCTGCCGTCGCAGGACGCCTCGTATTCCGTCGGCGTCGCCAACGCCTCGCGTGGAGTTAACGCAGTCGCCTACGGCAATGGTGGGAGCGTGACGAACATCACGCAGACGTTCAACTATCCGGCCATCGCGCCGACGTCGATAAGCACGCAGCAGAAGTTGCAGACAGCGGCCATGCCGCAATGGTAATCGGGAGGAATCCGAATGAAAGTCAGCTATTCGCTCAACGGCCAGCCGCTCGACTCCGAGCGGATGCGCGTCATCGTCGGCACTACGCATTACACGTCGCTGTCGCCGATCATTGACACGGTGCAGGTGAGCGGACGCAGCGGCGTCATCGTAGGCTCCTCGATTCCGGTGCTGGACGCGCCGGAGCTGACAATCAAGGTCGCGGCGTGGGGCGCGGATTCCGATGCGCTGATCTCGCGTTTCCGTGCCCGTTGCCTGCATGCGGCGAAGCTCACGCTCGGCAGGACGGAGACCTTGGAGGACGGCAGTTCTCGCAGCATGGTCACGAGAGCGGTGTGCACGAGCTGCGAGCCGGACGATGACGAACGCCCGTTCCGCGACCTGCGCGTCATGACCGCCGTGTTCCAACTGCCGGACGTGTTTTGGCGTGGCGTGCAGTGGCAGGAGGCGACGTTGGCCGCGTCGGGTGGCAGGCTGCTGCCGGGCGGGGTTTCCAAGCCGAGCGGCAAGGGGTATTGGGCTCGCTGGCAGGGATTGCCTAACGCCGGGCCGTCCGAGCTTTTCGACATCATGCCGGAGGGGTGGCTTTCCAACGCTCCGATCGGCATGCTGGTGCTTCGTTTCGGAGCGGCCACTGGCGTTACCATCGCGGATCCGGTGAGTGGCACGAACCTCATGTGGGGCGGCCAGCGTGACGCCTCACGACCTTACCTCTTTATCGATGTGGCCAATCGCAAGGCGTGGACGGCTGCCAATGCCGACGCATGGTCCGGTGGTACGGATGCGTCGAATGGCGTCGACTGGACCACCGAACCGTTGCAGGTGTGGCCCGCGATCGATTCCGGCGACTATCGGCTCGATATCAGACAGACCGGCGGCACCGACAAGGTGACATGCCGGTTTTTGCAATCATGGGAGTAGTTAATCATGGGCAAGTCTTTGCATGCTCGTCTGGTGGCATACAGGCCTTTCGGCGCACGTATCGGCGTATTGGCGGAGCCGGTGAGCTTCAGCGCGTCGATGCTCCACGATGATGACGGTGCCATCAGTATCGAGTATTCGATGCTGTCCGGTGACGCGCAGGCGTTCGACCGTGAGCTTACTGACGGTATCGAGGTGGCCGTGGAGGTGTCGGACGGCACCGGCTATCGCGAGCCGGACAATGCTCGCTATGTCATCACTGGGCGCAGCGGCAAGACGGACGACCGTACCAAGACCGTCACCTATTCCGGCCAGTCGATCAGCTGGCTCCTGAGCAAGGCGGAGAACAACGATTCCAGCCATCTGCTCACGGACGGCGACAACAAGGGCAAGCGCCCATTTTATTCGTCCAATCCGGGCACGATTCTCAAGACGCTCCTTGACGAGAATAAGGCCCGTGGCGGCGCGGCCACCGGCCTGACGCTCGGCTTCGACACCGCCAGAGACTCGAATGGTGATGCCTGGAACAGAAAATACACTTTGTATTATTCGCTCGGCACCGACCTGCAGACCATTCTCAGCTCGCTGGTCAATGGCGGTGGCTGCGACTGGCGCACCAGCGGCCGCACGCTGAAAATGTGGAATGCGGACAGCACGGCTTTGAGTCGTGATCTAAGCAAGCAGGTCGTGCTGCAATTGGCTCGTGACATCAGCGAAGCCCCATTCGAGGAGTCCATCGCCGACCTGGCATCAACCATCCTTGTCGAGGGTGACAATAATCTGCTTTTTCGCATGGATAATCCGGCTGCTCCGACGCCTTGGGGCAAGTGGGAATCCTATAGCTCGCAGGGTGGCGTGTCCGATAAGGATACCGCGCAGGCATTCATGCAGTCCACGCTTGATGATGCGGCGAGAGTGCGTGGCCAGTACACGCGCGATCTCATCGTTTCCGACATGGACAGTCTGCCGCTCGTTGACTATCATGCTGGCGATTGGATTACCGCCCCCACCGTCTCCCATGGGGAGAAGGTGCGCGTGCAGGAAATCGACCTGAGCATGCGCCAGAACGAGGGCTTATCCTGCTCAATCGCTCTGAATGATATTAAGTATGACGCTTCCGTGCGTCAGGCGAAGAAGATCAAGGGCATCACCGGTGGCGCCGCGTTGGCCGGCAGCGAGGGCGGCACGACCGCCTCGTCCGACCGTGACCATCGCGTGCCGAAGGCCCCTCTCGGATTGATCGTGCAGACCGACGCCTACATTGGTGCGGATGGTTTCGCGCATGGTCTGGCCACGGCTTCGTGGTCCGCCGTGACCGAAGCCACGAACAACACGTCCATCGAGATCAGCAATTACGCCATTGAGTGGCGCAGGCACGTGGATGGTGCGCCTTGGCATTCGGCAGGCACGACTGATAAGACGCAGCTCGGTTTCGGCGGCTTGGATTGCGGCACGCAAATCGAGGTGCGCGTCAGGGCCGTGCCGACGTATTCGGACAAGCTCGGCGAATGGTCGGCCGTCGTGGTGGCAACTGTGGAGTCGGATACGACGCCATGCTCCGTACCGTCGAAGCCGGTGCTTGCGTCCGAGCTTGGCGTGGTGACCGTCCATTGGGATGGCAGGACAAGCACTGGCGCGTCGATGGAATCGGACTTCGACCATATTGAGGTCGGCGAGGGCGTCGATGCGGCCGTCATGACCGTCATCAGCGCAAACCAGTCCGGTCAGGGCGATTATCTCGTGACCGGTCTGGCAGCCGGTTCACAGCACTCCTACGCCCTTCGTTCGGTCGACCATGCGGGCAACAGGTCCGACTGGTCGGCAGTCGCCTCGGTGACGGTGGCTTCGGCTGTCTCGCCTGAAGAGGTCAAGCAGATCCAAAAAGACCTGGCTGACAATCAGACGGCTTTGAAGGATAATACGGCGAAGCTGACGCAGGCCCAGAAGGACATTCAGGCGAATAAGACTGGTCTTGATGCGGCGAATCAGACGCTCTCGCAAGCCAAGGCCGATCTGTCTCAGGCGCGGAAGGACATCGCGCAGACCAAAAGCGACCTGACCACGGCGAACGGCGAGATCAGCAAGGCGAAGGAGTCGGTGGCGCAGGCGTATGCCGAAGCCCATAGCAAGAACCATACGTTTCGCGGCCCCGACGAGCCGAAGGACAATCTCATCGTCGGCGACCTGTGGCTCAAAACGCAGAAGTATTGGACTCGCTGGAAGGGCACGCCCAATAACAGCCCTTCCATGCTTGCCGACTTCTACACCTACTGGACGGGGACTCCGAATAACAGTCCGAGCGTCTTGGTGCCTCTGTCTGATCGCGTGGTCGATACGCTTGTGTGGGATGGCTCCGCGTGGAACCACATGGGCTATGCCGACGTGGAGAACAATGCGAAGCAGATCGAGCAGGCGAAGTCGGATATCGCGGACAACGCGGCGAAGACCACCGACGCGAAGAAGGCCGCTGAGAATGCCGCTGCCGCAGCGAAAAACGCGCAGGGCACGGCAGACAGTGCGAAGAGCGCCGCAGGCACGGCCCAGTCAACGGCGGATGCCGCCCAGACTGCCGCCAAGAGTGCCACCGTCACCGCAGGTCAGGCGAAGGATGCCGCCAACGCGGCACAGACCGCCGCCGAGAGCGCGAAGAAGACGGCTGGCAATGCGCAGACTCTGGCGAATACTGCCAATGAGTCCGCCAATGCCGCCAAGTCCACAGCAGTCAATGCTTCGAGCGTTGCGACCCAAGCGAAAGCCACGGCTGACAGTGCGGCCCAGTCCGCCACCGATGCGGCGAATGCCGCGCAGAAGGCGAATACGGCTGCTGCCGCCGCCGCTGGCGTGGCGAACGGCAAGGCCGACGTGCTCATCCAGTCCACTGCTCCGGATGCGTCGATGCGCAAGTCCACGACACTGTGGATAGACACGACGAATGGCGCTAACACGCCGAAACGGTGGAACGGCGGCACATGGTCGGCGGTGACGGACAAGGCGGCCACCGATGCGGCCAATGCGGCTGTCAAGGCACATGCTGCCGCGCAGACGGCGCAATCAACGGCTGACAAGGCTCAGACCACAGCCGCGAACGCGGCCGCGCAGGCGAATCAGGCGCAGGCCGCCGCGAGAAAGGCGCAGACCACGGCGGACGGCAAGAACCTCATCTACCGTGGCCCGGACGAACCCGCGCATGATGGGCTGAAGCCGGGCGACATGTGGTGGCGCACCCAAAAATATTGGACGCGCTGGAAGGGCGAGAAGAACAATTCGCCCAGCCTCATGGCCGACTTCTACACGTACTGGCAGGGTGCGCCCAATGCTTCTCCAAGCGTTTTGGTGCCGCTTGCAGATCGCGTCGTTGAAGTCCTGACGTGGGACGGCACGCGCTTCGAACCTTTTGACCTCGTGGCGAACAACATTCTCGCGTCTGGAACCGTGGCCGCGAAGCATCTCGCCGTGGACTCCGTGACCGCCGAGAAGGTCAAGGCCAATGCGATCACCACGGACAAGCTCGCCGCCAACAGCGTGACCGCTGAGAAGCTGGTGGCCGACGCGGTGACCGCCGCGAAGCTCGCAGCCGACTCGGTGCAGGCACGCAACATCGTCTCGCTCGCCATCACCACCGACAAATTGGCCGCGAACTCGGTCACGACCGCGAAGCTCCGCGTGACGGAGGACATGACCGTGGCGCTCCTGAATGTCCATAAGATTCAGGCTGGCGACATCGTGGCTGGCGCTGTCACGACCGACAAGCTGGCCTCCAACAGCGTTAACGCCGACAAACTCGCCGCCAACGCGGTCAACGCCGACAAGATAGTATCCGGCGCGATCACCACGGACAAGCTCGCCGCCAATTCGGTGACCGCTGTGAAGATCGCGGCTGGAACGATCACGTCCGACAAGGTGGCCGCTGGCCAGTTCCGAGGCTACGTCTTCACCGGCGCGATATTCCAAAGCTCCGAGGCTGCGAACACTGGCGTGAAGCTCAATTCGACGGGCCTGCGGATGTGGGATTCGAACCACAACCAGACCGTCATTCTGGACGGCGAGGGCAGGTCGAACCTGCTGACCGGCACGTTCCAGACCCGCGTTAGCGGGCATAGGGTGCGTATTTCTCCGGACTACGCGACCGGTGTCATTGGCGGAGCGGAAAAGTCTATCGGTGACGGAGTGGAATTCGTGGCCTGTGACTCGTCGAACAGCGAATACTACAGGTTTCCGGCCATCGCATCGGCCGTCCAGTCGAACGATGTCGGCGAGATGAGCGTCTTGGATTTTTGGAGCGGACACGTCAAAAAGAACGACCCGGCGTCTTTCCTGCGTCTGGGATCCAAGCCACGCGAGCGGGGCGGCACCGGAAGCGGCGGTATCGCGTCCGAGGTGTACGCCATGGCGGACAGTAATTACGACGAGCCCGACGAGAGCAAAACTGCCAGTGCGTCGCTCGATTTGTCCTACGATAGCGTGAACGGTGCGAGGGTCTGGCTCCAAGCGCGCGACGCGAACGGCAGGGTCGGAGTCGGAGCGAACATCGCGACCGGATATTTGTATCTCGGCGGCTTTCTCGGCGGCATCGCGAACAGGTCCACCTTCCAATCCGGCGCCGCGTGGAAGGCGTGGTGGCCGAACCCCGGCCATAGCATCCCGACCGGCGCATCAGCGCAAATCACTTGCAGGCTCAGTCCGACGAAATACGGCCGCTATTATGCGGTCGCGAACGCGGATTCGGAATGGGCCGGCATCATCGCGCATCCCACCAGCACGGGCGGTCAGAGCGGCTTCAACCTGAAGCTTTTCAACGCCGACCAGCCGTGCCCGGTCGAAGTGTACGCAGAATACCTGGCCTATCTGGTCAAATGATTGGAGGGAAAATCTTGTCATCGACTTTCGAACGGGATGCGAACGGATTGTGCATCATCCGATGCGATCCGCCGGTGAACGGGTCGAACAGTTTCGTGTTCATGCCTGAGGTGCTCGCATCGTGGAAGGCGCTGCTCGGGTTGGCTTCGACCCGTGAGGCGATCGCGGCGATCATGCAGGGCAGGGAGGACACGAGCCGATACGATCCTTCGACGGGGCGTGGCGTGTGGACCGGGGCGTTCGAAGCGTTGGAAAACGCTTTGGCCGATTCCGCGACAGACGTGAGCATGCTCGCCGCCGATGGGGAAGTGTTGGACGATCCGCTGACAGCCGCACGAAACAGGACGCGCGCCGGGCTGCGATTGCCGGTCATGTCGAATGAGACCGACGCGCGAATGTGCGCCGCATTGGCTGCTGACGCTTCCGCACCGGAAGCGTCGAGTGGCATCGACGTGGCCTGTACGCAGGATGTCGATGGATTGGACGCCTTCCTTGAGGATGAATCCAGTCAGGCGATGCTGGACGAATGCGAGGAACGCTTTTACGAAGCGCTCATGCCAAGACAAAACCAACAGAATTAAGGAGATTGATTATGACCGATGTGACCACTGAGACCACTACCGATACCTCGCCTACCGTGACGCCCGCCGAGCCGTCTGGCGTGCTTGATTTGCGTCCGCCGAAGGAGTCGGTGCGCGCGGAATTGTGCCGATTGGGATTGGAGTTTTCCAGCGCTGACGGCACCGCCGAATCGTGGCGCGACTACCAGCGCGGCGTGCTCGCCACGTTCGACGATTCCGGCACATCCGTCAAAGTGACGGATGTTAAGACGAATCTCGGACGCACCCTCACCTTGGACGAGCTTAAGGCCGTGACCCGTATCGACACGATGACCGCCGCCGACTGACCCCTGCTTTTCACCCAGTTTTTCAACCCCTGCAATCCAATCGGATTGTGGGGGTTCCGCATTAAAAAGGAGACATTTTGACTCAGATTCCAGCCGACGCGAACACCGTCATCGACCAGCTCTCGCAACAGATCGGCACACTCAACAAGCAGATAGCGATCCTCACCAGCCAACTCGCGGCGGTCATGAAACTGATCCCGCAGGATGTGCTCGACAGTCTCGATAAGGAGAATCATGCAGAGGATTAACTGGTATCCCAATCCACGGTTCGACCGTAACGGCGCCTCGCTCGGCGCGTGGGGCATCGACTACGCGAATGACATGCCCGGTGACGGCACGCTCCGACCGTCGCGATCTCAGGGGTACGACGAGCTGCACGTCCCCGAGCTGAACCCCGGCGCCGAGTACGTGTTTAGCGTCAGGTCAGAGAACGGCAGAGGCTCTGTCATGCTCGTCATCGGCGAACTGTACTCCTCGAACACCGTCCCGGACGGCAACGGGATGATCGTCATCCGGCTCACCGCGCCCGCAACGGGCAGCCAGAAGAAAAACCGCGTCGTGTTTTTTAACCAAGGAGTGTACTCGCAACCCCAGTTGGAGCTCGCCTCGACGTATGACGCGGCGCTCGGGGGGGGGGTATCCTCGCTTCTTCTCCGGCGACACCATGCCACTCGGCTGACGCCGCGCACCGGGACGGTGATGCCCGATGATGGTAACGAACCTATGCACGAGACCATCCTCGACCATCACCCTGTCGGCAGGCCGTTGGGTGGATATCACGACCATTCCGAACAAGCCAGGGACGAAATATCTGGTCAGCGCCTATGTGAACGTCACCGGCGGCACTATCTCGATGAGAGCGTATGGCGACCTCAGTGCAAGCCAACGTGTCAGCTACGCGTTGACCGCCAGCTTGGCCGGTCCGATGTCAATGTATTATTCCGTCAAGTCAGGCAATCCGACCGTCACAGTGACGAATATTCTCATCTGCACGTGGGACGAGTATCAGGCGAACAAGACCCTGCTCGACAGCATCGGATATTTCACCGGGAATACGATGCCGCTCGCCTGACCCTCTTGGGGGTGGTGGCATGAGCCTGGTAACGAATCTGATTCCAGATCCACTCCTCATGCTCCCGAACAGTGCCATCTCGACATACCAGACGACCGTACAGCATGTTGACCCTGATGGCATGATCGTTACGCCGAACAGCGGCGCTGTCAATCCTAGTGCCGATATCCGACTGGGCGAACCGGTCTCCGGTGATTTCCATCTGAACTTCTGGGTTTCCCAAGTGCCGGAAGGTAGCAGATGGCATGAGAATGGTATCTGCTACGTATCCAACGCAGCAAATAACTGGGGAGTTCTGCTTCCTCATGACAATACAAGCGGAAACACATTCCTTGGTTTTGATTTTCATATGGATGATGCGCAACACATCCAGTTGAAGTGTCCGTTGAATCATCCGCTGCGATTCTCGGCAATCAATCTGATGACACAGGCGGATTGGCAGGAATACAAGAAGCTCGTCCCGAAAATGGACGCACTGTATGGCGGTCTCATGCCGCTGCAAAACTGATTTTTTAAGGAGACGTAATGTGTTTCAGACATTTCTAGCTGGTTTCGGCGGTGTGGGCGGCGCGTGCGCCCTCATCACCCTGCTGCTCAGGATATGGCCGGGCGCTTTGGACGCGTTGGCGACCGGCCTGTACGCGCACGTAAGACCCGAACGCCTGCCATACGACAGTCCGCTTTCCCAGCATTTCGCGAAAACGCGGACCTTGGGAGAGCGGACGGCGAAGATCGACGACCGTATGGACGAGCTCTGCCGGGACACGATCAAGAACACGATCATCAGCCTGATCTACGGCGACCAGTCGCATGACCATAGCGAGGCCGTCCGATACGAGTTGGCGAAGCTTGAGAAATTGGACGCGCAATGCTGGATCGTCAACGCCGCCGAAAAATATTTGGAGGACCGGCAATGACGCATCTCATGATCGCAGGCGGCATATGGCTGCTGTTGCTCGCGCTCGTCATCATATTCAATCATGGCGCGCACAGGCATTGATTTTCACACCGGTTTTCAAAGCCATCCCATTTCGGGATGGCTTTTCTATTTGCCCTTGACTCGGGGGCGGGAAGGAGAGGATGTGGGCATCCTCGACAAAGGCATGCCGTTGACGGCGTTGTGGGGTGATGGCGATGACGTCTAGCATGCTCGCTTTGACGTCCGTGGCCGCCGTGTTCGTCGTGCTGCTGCTTGCGGTGGCGTGGCTGCTGTGGCGCGGACATGACGTGCCGGTATGGCTCGTCTGTGTCGTGACGCTGCTTCTGGGCGCGTTCACAATCCTCTGCGTCATCCTGCTCATGCTGCCGCTCCTGCGACTGCTGGAGATGGCCGTCGTGATGTGGACGCTCGTCTTCGCGTAAAAACCATCAAAAAAGGAGGAAACATATGAAATCATGGGAGAATCTGGAAGCGGACGAGGATCTCATCCTCTCCACGCACATGACCAAGGGCCGTCAGGGATGCAAGGTCGACAAGATCGTTCTGCATCATAATTGCGGCAACCTGACCGGCAGGGACTGCTACAACACGTGGCAGACCCGCGAGGCCAGCGCGCACTATCAGGTGGCGGCGGACGGCAGGGTTACGCAGCTCGTCTGGGATACGGATACCGCATGGCATTCGGGTGATTGGGACGCTAACCTCACGTCCATCGGCGTGGAGCATGCGGACATCTCGTCCAGTCCGTGGATGATCTCCGAAGCGACCTTGGACAACGGCGCGCATCTGGTGGCCGCGCTCTGCAAGCATTTCGGCCTCGGACGCCCTCAGTGGGGCGTCAACGTTTTCCCGCACAGCCATTTCTCCGCGACAGCCTGCCCCGCATCCATCGCAGGAAGCCAGAACGCGGCCTACATGGCCAAGGCGCAGGCATGGTATGACAGGATGACCGGCGCGACTGCGCCGACGCCGACCGTCCAGCCGACGCAGCCCGCCACGGCATCGTCCGCCGCAAACGTGCTGCAGGGCACGTACCGTGTGAACGTGGGCGGGCTCAACGTGCGCGACCGTCCGAGCGTTTCCGGCAATGTGGTCGCCACCTATTCCAACGGCCAGACCGTCAATCTGGATCATTGGGGCACGGTCGCGGACGGCTACATCTGGGGCCGCTACACGGCGTATTCCGGCGCCATCCGGTACATCGCGCTGGCCCCGGCGGACAAGTCAACCTGGTATCTCGTCAAAGCCTGAAAGGAAGGTGGTGTTAATGGCTGAGCATGCAAAAGAGAACACTCTGGAGACCGCCATCGCCAATCTCACCGACGAGCGTGAGGACGGCACCGACACCGTGCAGCCCGACAGCGCGTACACGCCAGTATTCTCGAAGCAGGTGCGCACCGTCGTCTACGTGTTGGGTCTGATCGCTTCGTGCGTCGGCCTTGGCTTCATGACCTTCGGTGACGCGGCCATCGGCGGCTACATCTCGACCGTGGCCGGCTTCATCGCCAGCGGTCTTGGCGTCGCCTACAATCCGCTGCGCAACGCCTGACCGTGATTAATTTCCGGGCGTGAAACTGAAACTCGCGCCCGGAAATCAAACTCAGGTGTGAAATATCGCATGGATAACCCATAAACGAATATTTTGCGCCCTTATGAAACATCGCCCCTCTCTCAGCATTGCTGGGGGAGGGGCTTTTCTTGTTATTCGGCGTGTTTGCGTGGTCGTCCGCCGCCGTCGCGGCGGCCCGGTGGTTTTGTGCGAATACCGTCCGGATCACGCTCACGGCGAGACGAATGTCCGCCGTCATGGGGTATCGTTGCAATCGAACTTGAGACCCGGACCTGCTTTGCTGGTGGGCAGGGTTTCGGGTTCGAAGCGTGTGGCTGGCTGCCGCAGGCATCCGATGGCGAGTCGATGCGCCATCAGCGAGAGCTGGATGTCTCGCCCAACGGCTGGGCCAGACGGTTGAGACCAACCGGAGCCGTGACCCTTCCCGCGCAAACGGGACGCTAGTCATGCAGAAGACTGTAAAAAGATCAGCCACACGGCTTCGGAGGGGCGCTTGGTCGGCGCCCCTCTTTTAATTTTCTGGGAGGATTCCGGGCGTGAACGTGACCGAGGCGAAGCGGCGGATGCTTGGCGAGGCCCGAAAGGCAGCCCGACTATACGCCAATCTCGTCGGAACGATCACGAGAATCGCGTGCGACGACGGGATGACGCTGGACATCCAATGGAAGGCCTCGAACTTCGCCCACCTATGCGGCCTGGAATACTACGCCGACGACAACCGCACCCGCAGACTTCCCGCCCGACGCCTGTACACCGACCTCCTGTCCGGCCATGGGATCTCGGTGAAAAGGGTCGCGCCCACCGGAGACGCGCGATGGCTCGCGAGGAAGACCGACGTGATAGCCAGCGCATTCGCACTGAACGACGCATCCATGGTGGTCGAATCAGGCAACAGCCGGATACGCCTCTACATGGGAAACACAGTCTGGTGCATCGGCCTCGGAAGAAGCGGAGAGGACGGCCCCTACTATCCGCAATCCCTACGCAAGGGGAACGCGGCCAAGGAAAAAATGCCAGGAACCCAGATCCACCATGTAGTCTCGATCAAATACCTGAACACGGCACAGTTCCACCCATCGATCCAAGACTGACAACATCCAACCTCCAACAACAAAACCGCCCCGGCGCTCGCGGATGAGCGCCGGGGCGGACGTCACTCCGCCGGATGCTTGCGCGGCCTGCCACCGCCGACTCCGCGTCCGGGGCGTTGCGCGTTCCATTGGTCGATGGTGCCGGGGAGCCAGCCGCGCGTGCGTCCGATGGTGGCGTCCGGCTGGGGGAGCTTGTAGGCGCTGACGGCGGCGGTGCTGATGCCGAGGCGCTTGGCCACGTCGGTGACGCTCAGGTATTCGATGGGCATGTCAGTCCTTCCTTCCGGCGATGAGCGCGAAGACGGCGCTGACGATGGCGCATCCGGCGGTGAGGGTGAACGGCCAGCCGAACCATGCGCTGGCGGCGGTTCCGAGCGCGAATACCGCGCTGACTATCGATTCCGTTCTCATGATGTCCCATGGCATAATCGGAGATATGGGGTTCCGGCCCCTACGACTGGCCGGAACCCTTTCTCACTTTTTCCTCTTCGGCTTCCGCCTCATCTCCTTGATGAGTCCGGTCACTGCTTTGATGAGGGCCGCGATGCTCGCGACGAGAAGCGAGACGCTGGTGATTATCTCCGATGGTGTCATGTTCACCTCCTTTCCTTGATATAAACTATATTAGCACAGTAAATAAAGTAACGCAAGCCGAAACACGAAAAACAGAAAAAATCAACGGATTGATAGACTTGATGCCACGCAAACGAAGGGGCGAGCATGGCCTACACAATCCGCCAATACGCGACGAAAAGCGGCAAACGCTACGAAGTGCGCTACCGTAAGCCGGACGGCACGCCCACAGGCAAAAGAGGATTCCGCCGCAAGATGGACGCCGACGCATGGGGCGCGGCCAACGTGACCACCGCGAAAAGCGTCGGAGCATACATCGACCCACAGGCCGGAAGACGCTTGGTCGAAGACTTATGGGAGCCATGGCTGGCCGCCAAAAAGACCAAGGCCAAACCAAGCTACATCGAGACGCTGGAACGGGCTTGGCGCGTGCACGTGGCACCGAAATGGGGCATGCGCGAGGTCCAGTCCATCACCCACGACGAAGTGCAGATGTGGGTCAGCGCACTGGCCGAATCGAAAAGCGCGAGCGTCGTGCTCCGCGCCGAAGGCATCCTCCGCGCACTGCTCGCAAAAGCCAAGGCCGACAAGTGCATACACGACAATCCTTGTGATGGTCTCGAATTGCCGCGCAAGCGGAGGAAGAAGCACGTCTATCTTTCGATCGACCAATTGCTGGCACTGGCCGACGCCTCGGACTGGCGCAGGCCGATAGTGCTCACGCTTGGATTGTGTGGTCTGCGCTGGGGCGAATTGGTGGGCCTGCAGGTCGGTGACGTGGATCTCGACAGGCAGCGCATCCATGTGCGCAGGTCCGCCACCGAGGTCAATCATCAGATCGTGGTGGACGCACCGAAGACAGGGGAGGAGCGCACCGTCATCTTCCCGCGCATGCTGCAGTCATGCCTTGAGGAGGCCTGCGATGGCCGTCGGCAGTCCGACCTGCTTTTTCCCGACAGGCGCACCGGTTCGTATCTGCGGAAGACGCACGGGCCCTGCAGCACGTCGAGCTGGTTTTACTGGGCGAAGAAGCGCAGTCTCGGTGACGAGATCGCGGACTCGATGACGATCCACGACCTGCGGCATACGTGCGCGTCGTTGCTGGTGCATGCCGGCGCGAATGTCAAGGCGGTGCAAAGGCAGCTGGGGCATAAGAGCGCGACCATGACCTTGGACGTGTATGCGGATCTGTTCGACGATGATTTGGATGCCGTCGGCGATGCGATGGATGGATTGCTGGTGCGGGCGATTGGTGAGGGTAGGAGTCTGGCGGCTTGAGCGGTGGGCGCGCCAATGCCTCGGACTGCCAATGGTCTGGTGACACGTGGGCAAAATGTGGGCAAAAAACGCAATAAACGTTTAAAAACCGCATGTTTTCAACGTTTTTAAGACAAGACCGTACGGGGTTCGATTCCCCGCGACTCCACGATTCAAAAGCCGCCGGAAATGGCGGCTTTTCCTTTATTTCCAACGGTTCCCGCCACTTCCCAATTCACTGCAATTCACTCCAAATCACTGCAATTACCGCAAGGACGTGGGCAAAATGTGGGCACGGATGGGCACTGCTCACCAGATCATTGGTAGTCCGAGGCATTGGCGTGCCCACCGTTCCACCGCCCGGTTCTCCTCGTCGTCGCCAAGCAGCAGGAGGAAGCCCGCGTTCTTGCCGAGCGAAGCGGGTTCCAGCTTCTTGATCACGCCACGCTCCTGAAGGAACACCCATGCGTTGCTGATGTTCTTTCGGATGGTGTTCTCGCGTTTCTCCATTTCCCCGTCGGCATTATCACTCATGGCTTGTTCCGGGGTGAGCAGAATCATGCCGTATGCGTCGGCTATTGCGCGCCAGCCGAGCGTGTAGTAGCGGCACGGCGCGTTGACCTTGCGCAGTTTCTCCGGTGGCTGGTTGTGTTCGCGGTCCCAGTCGTAGGTGTTGATCGCCATGTAGCCGAGCACAAGTTGCGCCATGGCGTACACGGTGAGGTTTTCTCCGCGTTTTTTCGCCAGTCTTCCGGTGCGGCTGATGTCGTATACGGCTTGCGCGTTCTGGTATCCCATCTCTTCCAACGTCTTTCCCTCCACGCCTTGCAGTATGCTGGTGCATGGAGAATCTAGCTGGTTTTCCGTCTGCCCTTGGGACTCTGGAACAGTCCCAAGGGCCTTTTCTTTTGTTGCCGGAATTATAAGCACATTCCAGCGGGGAAGTCAAATTACACAACGGAGAGAATTTGAAGTAATAGAATCCCTAAGAATGATGTAATCTCAATTACACATATATAAGACTCTACAAGTTTTAACATTCTTCTTATAAGGTGCCGCTAGTTGATTTTCGCATCAAGAAACGCATGATCGCCATCGATATAAGCGCTCTCGATCAACTTATGCGTCTCGGCGTAAACAAGATCATTGGACGGATACTCCTTCGCCAGCTGACTTTGGATGTCCTGATCGGAGAGCGACGGATCAAGCGTCTTCGCCATGATGGGGAATACGCCGTCGATCTCATCATGCGGCCCATCGACGTAGACGCGGATCATATCGTTCTCCCCGTATCCAAGCACTGCGCCATAGACCAATACGTCCACCGACAATTGACCTAGCTTTCCGTGGAGCGCGTCCGCGTCGGAGAAAGCGCCGGTGCGATACTCCGTCCGATAATAGGGGCCGTTCGCATCACTCGGCGTGAATTTCTCGACGTCGGTTATCGGTGTCGAGGAGTTCGCGTTGAACTCATCCACAAAGCTCTGCGCCGTCTTCTCGGCTGCCTGTTGTTGTGGCTTCTCCTGCTGTGCGCTGACGTCCGGCGTCTTGGCCGTCGTGGGGGCCGGCTCCTGCTGGCTTCCGCAGCCACAGGCCGTCGCCAGGAGAAGCGTCGCCGCTGTGATGGCAATGATTTTCTTACGCATTGAAAAACCTTTCTTTGATTCTGTTTGGCGATGTGTTGAGCGTGGCTCGGTAGTCCGTGAGCACCTGCGTGGTCACGTTGAGTTCATCGGCTATCGACCATAGGTCATCGTCGTACATGCGTTCCGCCAATGCTAGTTCTGCCGGGTCGATGAGCAGGCGCGCGGTCTGCCATCTCGTCCGTCGTTCCCGCTTCGAACGATCGTTCGAACAACCGGCGTCGCCATGCCGCCAGTGCAACAGCTCATGCGTGAGCACGCACCTTTTGGCCGTGTACGTGAGCCGTCGATCAATCAGTATGACGCGGTTTTCATTGTCGTAGCAGCCCCACAATCCATTCGGCAGCAGGGCGCTTGAAATGGTGACGGGCAGGCCGACGATCGCGCGGCGCATCGCGCCATAGGTCATACGGCGGTCTATCGGCAGGTCAGGCAGGCTCGTCGTAATCCGGCCCAGCCTCTCCATTAATAGCCTCCTGCTTGCCGTCTTCCCTGTACGCGGCAAGACCATAACCGCCTGCCTGCGCTTTCCTCTCGGTGGCTTCGACCGCATGGCGCTGAGAGTTCATCACGATATCGCCAGGAGAGATTCCTGTCACTTGGCTGATGCGTTCCAGATCTCCGATATTCAGCGGTCGGCTGAGGTTCGCGTGCTTGTACCAGTAGTCGCGGCTGAAGCCGCAGGCCTTGGCGAAATCGGCGACAGTCATACCGCTGGCTTTTTGGAGTCTGATGCACTCGCGCATGATCTGTGTTGCGAGTGGTGTCATTTCGTTTGCTTTGCTTCCCATGCCTCCAGTATAGCCAATTAAATACCAACTTGTGCGCGAACTGTGAAGATGTATACAATTGAAGACATGAGTGTAGTTAATTAAATACACTTTGAAGTGTCGAAAGGAAAACCGAGATGTTGAGTACCAAGAAGACCAAGACCCACGACCACTACCCGTGCGGCCGCATGCGCGACCCCGGCTGGCACGACTGGCGCGCCTGTCTCACCCACCAAGGCATCGAGGAGGATGAATGGCCGGTCTGATAGACACGTCAAGCAGGAACCTCAAAGCGGAGCTGGTCAGACACCGCAAGACGCGCGGAGACTTGGCGAAGGCGTGGGGTTGCGCGCTCAACACCGTCGATAAGCGGCTTGACGGCAGCATTCCGCTGACAATCAAGGAAATCGAAGAAGCCGCTCCGGTGCTCGATATGGACTCAACGCAACTCCTAATGCTCCTCATCCAGCCGATCGACAGCATCACCAAATTCCACGTCTGACACCAAAACGGACGAAACCGGCCTCATCACCGCGAACAACATGGCCCGGTTCTCCTCCTCGTCGCCATACACGCCAACAAACACGGAAAACAACCAATGAACACGACACCGAACCCACCCAGACCACCGATCATCATCCCCTACGGCGACACCCCATACGCCCTGCGACTCACACCGGACGGAGGAACCGAACTCATACAACTCAACGCCACCGGCCACACCACGCTCGCCACACTCAAACCATCGCAGTCGGAAACCTTCGCATACCACCTCCAAGACGCCATAGGAGCCACCAGATGAAAGGAACTGGAGGCAGACAAATGAACGCATATCAGCCAGTTCTTGACCCTGCTTGCGGCGGGCGAATGGTCTGGTTTGGCAAGTCAGACAGCCGTGTGCTCTTCGGTGACGTGCGCGACGAAAGTTGGGAACTATGTGACGGACGCAGATTCGATGTCAAGCCGGACATGCTGATGGACTACCGCGATCTGCAGTTCCCTGACGAGACGTTCCGCATGGTCGTGCTCGACCCACCGCACTTGCGCAATGCGGGAGAGAAGAGCTACATGGCGCAGAAATACGGATGCCTCGATCAAGAGACATGGCAAACAGACATCAAGACCATGTTCGGCGAGTGTTTCCGCGTCCTGAAAGAGCATGGCGTGTTGATCTTCAAATGGAATGAGACCCAGATACCCGTCTCTCAGATTCTCAAGCTCGCCACGTGCAAGCCGCTTTTCGGCAACAAACAGCCGAACCGCACCGGAACACATTGGATTGTTTTCATGAAGGAGACGCAATGACCGAAGAATCTGATTTTAGCAACACGAAACCGAACTACACGCTCCGCCGCATCAAGACCCTGATCGCCATCATCGCCTTCACCGTGTCGGCGACCCTGCTGGTCACGTGGCGGACGGCGGACTCGCAGACCGCCACCATCCTCGCCGGCATCATCTACCTGCTGACCGGCCTGTGGCTGACCATACGGTTCGCCCCACGCGACTAAGACTCCACGCCAGCCGGCAGTCCAACAAAACAAACCAGTTAGGGACGTTTCGCGGACATCCGCGTTCACTAGTCGGCGCATTGGCTGGGCGACGGTTCGCCCGTCCACGGATTCCAAGGACGGCATCGGTCCGACTCCGATGCCAGACACTCAGCCCCATCCACTCGTCAGGACGGGCGCACAACGTCAACAAGCAAAGGAAAAGCCAATGAGCACGATACGTTACATCAGCCTGTTCAGTGGCATCGAAGCGGCATCGGTCGCCTGGCAGCCACTCGGATGGGAGCCAATCGCATACGCGGAGGTCGAACCATTCCCAAAAGCCGTGCTCAAACACCATTACCCAAACGTCCCCGACCTGAGAGACATGACCAAAGTCAACTGGAAGGAATACCACCATGCAGCAGATGTCGTTGTGGGAGGAAGCCCCTGCCAAGCCTTCTCGATCGCCGGACTCAGGAAGGCTTTGGACGATCCACGCGGCCAGCTCATGCTCGAATATTTCCGAGCTTGCGCAGAGATTGATCCGGAATGGATCGTCTGGGAGAACGTGCCCGGAGCACTGTCGGCTGAACACGGACGGGCTTTCCAGTCGCTCCTTGAAGCCGTGGCCGAACTCTGGCCTGATGGGGGGGGCGGCATGGAGAGTGCTGGACGCTCAGTTCTTCGGTGTGGCCCAACGACGCGAGCGTGTGTTCCTTGTCGTCAACACTAGAGACTGGCGACGTGCCGCCCCGGTTCTTTTTGAGCGCGAAAGCCTGTGCTGGGATCATCCGTCGAGCCGAGAAAAGAGGAAAAGCATTGCCGGCGGAATTGCTGGAGTTGCTGAAAACGCAGATGCAAACGACGGATGCAGTACGCCGGTGATAAAAGCGTTCAAATGGAATCAAGGTGTGGAAAGCCGAAGCTTGGCGATTAGTGAAGTGAGTCCCACTCTCAGCACCGAACATAATCCAGCCATCTACTGCTATGACGGGACGCAGGCGAACAGCGCCAGAGAGGTGGACATGTCATCAACATTGACGGCCCATGCCGCCAAAGATACGCCAATCGTCTTTCCGACAAACGATGAACGCATGACGGTTCGCAGGTTAACTCCACTGGAATGCGAACGGCTCCAGGGATTCCCGGACGGGTGGACGGATATCTCGTGGAAAGGCAAAAAGCATTCGCCGGACAGTCCACGCTACAAGGCGTTGGGGAATTCAATGGCCGTTCCGGTCATGAGATGGATCGGCGAAGGAATTCAACTCGTCGAAGACAACAAGGAACTTTTCAAGAAGGAAACCCGATGAACACTGAAATCCAGCGATTCGATTTCAAAGGCGCGGCACTGCGCGCGCTGACCGACGAGAATGGCGAACCATGGTTCATCGCCAAGGACGTATGCGACGTGCTCGGTCTTGAGAATAGCCGCAAGGCAACTGCGGAACTTGATTCGGACGAAAAGAATACCGTAACTATTAGTGACGGTATTGCTGGTAATCCGAATAAGACGATCATCAGCGAGCCTGGCCTTTACTGTCTTGTGATGAAGTCGCGGAAGCCGGAAGCCAAGGAGTTTAAGCGTTGGGTGACGCATGAGGTACTGCCCCAGATTCGCAAGACCGGCGGCTACATTCCAACCACAGACGCGGATGATGACATGACCATCCTCGCGAAGGCCGTGATGATCGGCCAACGCACCATGGAGGAACAGAAGCGACGCATCGCCGCGCAGGAATCACACATCAAAGAACTGGAACCCAAGGCACGGTTCGCGGACGCCGTGGCCGCGTCGGACGGCACGTGCCTGATCGGGGAACTGGCGAAGATGCTGCGTCAGAACGGTTTGGACATCGGCCAGAACCGACTTTTCGAGATTCTTCGACAGGACGGGTATCTCGGCAAGACCGGCTCGAACCGCAACGTGCCAACACAGAAGGCCATGGACTTGGGACTGTTCCGAATCAAGGAAACCGCCATCACCCATTCGGACGGTCACGTGACCATCAACCGCACCGCGAAGGTCACCGGCAAAGGCCAGACGTACTTCATCAGCCGCTACTGCCCACGCGCCGACCATGAGTGACGATCTGCTCACGCCAGCCGACCTTGCCGCCATGCTCGGCATGAGCCCACGCACCCTCGCCAACTGGCGGAGTACCGGCAAGGGCCCGCCGTACTTGAAAATCGGCGTGGAACCGCCGGAAGGCCATCAGGACAGGCGTAAGGTCCGCTACCAGCGTCAAATCGCGGAAAAGTGGGCTTTGGCACACAAGTACCAGAGGACGGTGGCGAGATGAAAAACGGAGTGTTCGTTCCGGTGACACGGATTAAAAGCAGTCCAGACGTCAAAACGACGGGAAAGCACGCGTCGACACCGGCAAGCCGACCCTCACGCAGCAGGGAATCGACGTGGACGGGTTCATCCGCGAAAACCACGCGCTCATCGAAAACTTAAGAAAAGGAACACGTTGAAACACGAATACACGGACGGCGAACTCGCCGAACTGAAGAAAATCTACGACGAGTTGGGCGAGGCCGGGCTCGACATCACGGAAATGCGGGCGTTACGCAAGTCCGGACTACTCACGAATGGCCTTCCGGCGAAACCGGAAGCGCCGTCGAAACGAGACCTCATCCTCGCGCACTGCAAGAAACGCATTGACCAAGGCCAACCGTTCGACGGCAAGGAAACCGCCGAAGCGCTCAACCTAAGCCAGAAAACGGTCGGCAACATTCTCGGCCAACTCCGCAAGGAAGGACTATTGCCGGCCTTCGACAAGCATTCACCACGCAGCAAAGCACGGGAAACCACCACAACCGGAAAGAAGAAAGAAACCATGACCACCACACAGAAACTCACAGCGACCAGCATCACCGCAGAGAAACTCACACCGACCGGCATCACCACCGGAACCATCAGCGTCAGGCCACAAGCCACAGCCGATCCACGCGCCATCATCTCCAACGCATTGACCGGCATTTTCGACGCAGTAAGCGCATTGCAACGAACCGCATTCCAAGCCAACGACAAGGTCGTCTACGGATTCGCCACGAAACTCCTCAACGGCGAACTCATGGACCTGAAAGCCAACTACTCGAAGGACGTGGCGAAATGAGACTCAATTTCAATAGCAAGGATGGCGTTTTCGCCATCAAAGCCGAAAGCGAAGAGGAAAAAGCCCAACTCAAAACGTCGGCACCCGCCATCTGCAATCTCATCATCGATTTTTTCGACGCTGAAGTCCAAGAAATGAAGGCGACGAAGGAATGAAACGTATCCCACTCAAGGACACGGAACGCTACACGATTGAACGGTTCCGGCAGTGCAAGAAGACGGAACGTCATCTCGCGTGGTTGAAAAGCCGTAAGGCGGGTGTGGGCGGTTCCGACATGAGCACGATCCTCGGCCTGAATTCCTTCAAGACACCGTACGAATTGTGGCTTGAGAAGACCGGCCGCGTGGAACCGGAGGACATCTCGGACAAGTGGGCGATCGTCAAGGGCAATGCCTTGGAGAACGAGCTCAGGAAGCGTTTCCGCGCCAATCATCCGGAAATGCTCGTCACGGACGGCACCGACAAGCAGTTCATCATGCGCGGGAAGCCATACCTGCGCGCTTCCCTTGACGGCATCCTGCAAGGTGAGGACGGAAGTTTTGGAATCCTTGAAATCAAAACGGCGAGCAACCGTCGAGCGGGGGACTGGCATGACGAGGACGGCAGCCTCCGAATCCCACCTTATTATCTCGCCCAAGTCGAGTTCTACGCGCTTGTAACGGGATGGACGTGGGGAGTCGTGTACGCGGCCATCGGAGACGACGAGCCGGTAGAGATTCCGTTCAAGGCCGACGTGGAGGATATGGGCGCGATCGACAAGGCCGCAGCCGACTTCTGGCGTTTCGTCACCACCGGCACGCCACCGCAATTGACCGGCGGCGACGTGCAGAAGGCGTTCCCGGAACCCGCTCCGGACATCGTGGACGAAAGCGACGACGATGACCTCTACGACCTGCTCGCAAGATACGAGAGCACGTCCAACCGCGCGAAGGAACTGAAAAACGAGCAGAAGGCATTGCAGGAGCAGATCATCGTGCGCATCGGCTCGCATACGGGCGTGCGTTGCGGCAACCTCCAAGCCACCTACAAGCCGACGACCCGCAAGGAATACGTCGTCAAAGCCACCACATACCGCAAATTCGCATTCAAATCCACCGAAGAAAAGG